TACTTGTCGTCATCATCTGTGTCTCCGCCGACGCCGACGACGGGTCTTCTGAGGCGTGTCTCGTCGTCATCGTCAGCGTCTATAGCGTCCGCCGAGTCGGTCTTTCCCGAAATCGTTCGGCGCGAAGTCTCGCTCTCATCGTCCGTTACTTGGTCAATTCGTCTTGGCATGGTCGTTCCCCCGCAATAGCACTCGCATGCGTTCCACGAAACTTCTCCACTGTTTGCGGAACGCAGTGCTGCGTGGAGTGGTATACCCCATTCGCCGCGCGATTTCCCGCACTGTGTACCCTTCTTCGATGTAGCGGAGCAGTTCGCGTTCGGTCGGGGTCAGATGGGGTTCAATCGCGGCGTGGAACATGGTGTTTTCGTAAATCGTCGTGTCTGTGTCCGCGCGGTCGGCGACGCACTCGATGGGCACGCCCGTTGCGTGTCGGCTGTTGGATTTGAGCAGGTCTGTTCGAATGTTGCGGATAATGGTCTGGATGTACGCTACGAAGGTCTCGCTGCGGATAGTGTGTCGATGGGTAAACACGCGGATACACGCTTCTTGTACGATGTCTTCGCGGAGTTCGTCTGTGTCGTGGGGGTAGTGTTGTTTGCACCACGCGGCAATGCGTGCGCGGAGGTTCCCCCAGAAACTGTCGGGCGGTTCATCCCCCGCAAGTTGGGCTTGATGAAACTGTTCGGCAAGTTCTGTCCAGTTGAACACTCGTGTCACGGTTGTGCCCCCGTGCGTCGGTGTTGGCGAATGCGCCTGAAGTATTTGTTGCCCATCGGGTCGCTCTCGCGCGAGCCTTGCACCATCAGCGGGAGCGTCGTGCTTAGGTCTTCGCCGACCAGTTGGATGAACCCCATGCGCACTTTTTCAAGAAGTTCCATCGCTTGTTGGTAGAGTTGGAGTGCGTATGGGTTTTGCGACGCGCCGACATGGGTGATGGCGAGCGTGTTCGCTTCCACGAGCGCCGCGGCGAGATACTCCACGATGAGCGGGATGGGTTCGGGCGCGGGTCGGTCGGGTGTGAGCTTCGGATACAGGCGGCTGAGATTGGCGCGCACATGGCTTTGTGCCATGCGTATTGCCGCCTGTATCCGTGCGTCGTCGACTTGCAGGTTGCGTGTGAGTTCACGCACGCCCTGTACCGTCGCCCAAGCCATCCGTCACGGCTCCTACGCGGGTGTCATGACATTCTGCAGTAGCGCACCTGCGGGCGGCGCGATGACATGGATGCCCCACATCCAGTCCACCTCAATCCATGTCGCGTTGTCGCGCCACGGCTCGACATAAGTGCGCACATTGCGCGGACGGGATTCAAAGGTGACGCCGTAAGTGATTTTGCGCACACCGGGGGTGTCCACATACCCAATCCACACATTGTTCCCCCAAACTTCTTGGAGTGGCGTGCTGGCGCGCGGGTCAAGCGAGTACGACCCAACGGGGGACGACGGCGCACGCAGCGACTGCGCCTCGATGACCCGTAGACCCCAAAGTGGATTCGGCAGACCCGATTGGGTCAAGTCCGTGACATACTTGCGCTCCTCTTTGATTTCCTCGATGAGAAGCATACGGGACGCTATCGTCGCGGGTATGACAATCACATTGGGCACACGCCCCGTCATGCGGAAGATGGCGTTCTTGGCGAGCGTGATGTCCGTCTTCGGCGAGCAGGTGAGATAGTTATCCCACGCGAAGTTCAAGTTCCGCACATACCCGTTGTTCGCGGGGTCGCTGATGACCCGCGCAGCAGCAATCTCCCAGTTGAGCAGCAACATCTCCGTCAGATAGTTGGTCGTATCCACCTCGAGGTCTATCGCGTTGTCCACATTCTCGCGCATACGCGGCGTAATCATCGCGCGGAGCGAGTGTTGCTCCGTGCGATACCATTCGAGCCGCCAGCCCCACGACGCTTCCCGCGCGATCTCGCCGTCTTGACGCGCGTCGTCAATGTGGATGAAGTTCGAGAGATCGTAGACTGGGTAGAGGTCGGACTCTTTCTTGACCGGTAGCGTCGGAAACACCACCGGGGCAACAAGCCCCGGCTGAGTATACTTGAGACTAATATTCGTGAGTATCTGGTCGTAATGCAGACCAAAGCTCGCGTTTCCACCAGTTGTCTTCGGCATTTTCCCCCTCCTTTATGAATCGCGGTTAGTAGACCCGCACAGGCGGCGTCAGCCGCGCGGAGATTAGTCGCAGGTCATCGTCGTTGGTCGTGTCCGTTCCCTGAAGCGCGATAGCGAATGTGTACGCGAAAGCGTTTATGGAGAACGCGGGCGACCCGCGTCGCTGGTTCACTACGCGCAGTGGCAGCACCCGCGCGGCGACAAACGCGACTGTGCGTCCCCAGTACGGGTGTACCAACGGACGCAGTTCGGGCACATTCCTAAAGAGCGGGTGCATCGTGTCGAGAATGAACTTGCGGTTTAGGGGGTCTGCAGTCTTGTACGCCAACACGAGTTCGTCGCCCGGTTTGACCTCACCCCCAACAATCAACCGCGTTACCCCTTCGGTCATCACGGTCACTTGCTGACCGTGAATCGCGATACCCTGCGTCACGCCGATAATCGGTAGACGGCACGCGGAGACGGCGTTTGAACCTGAGCCTGCGGTCGACCAGAACGCGGCTTCGTCATGCTTGGGTATCGTCACCGCCTGATACGCCCCGAAAATCGGGTCGCTGGACGGGATGTCGCCCGGCCAAAGCACAACGGGAACAAACGGCGCGACGGGGTTCTTCGCACTGTCGTCATAGTCCCGCCACACATAAGTCTCTGTGCGACCGAGTTTGCTGTATGCTGTAAACATCTCTTAGTTCCCCCCCTTTCTTAGTCCCTCCTCAATCCAGAAATGCGCAGTTCCCGTGCAGCGCGCTTGACGGCTTCGCTGAACGGGATGTTTTCGTTCTGTGCAATCTGTTCTGCACGCTTTTGCAGAAGTTGTAGGCGTTGTGAGTCGTTGGTAATGACCGTGGTGCGCGTGGGCACTTCGTATCCCATTTGCGACCGCGCCATCTGCCGCGTCCACTGGTTCGTTGCCGCGATTTCGTTCAGCAGAATCTGCACCAGCTCCACGGGCTGGAGTTGATAGTCGTCGCTCACATTTTCGCCCAGAGCCAGCACATACTGTGCGTCGTCGCGCAGGTAGTCTAAATCGGACAGCGTGATGGTCTCGCCCTCCAGCGCGCGGACCAACGCTCGTGCGGTTTGCAGCACGGAGGGCGGCACGCGGTCGGCGTATTCGCTGAGCCACGCCTCACGCGCAGCCTCGCGTTGCATCTGCAGCAGGTGCTGGAGTTCTTGCTCCAACTCCTCTACACGCGAGGCGCGAGCCAACAAGTCAGAAAACTCTTCCTCCGTCAGTTCAATGACGGCGGTTTCCCCCTCCGACAGGTTCAAGCCCAGCGCATCGTTCGTCGCTTCAGCGTTCCCATCCGTCTCCTTCTCCTCGCGCGGACGCACATTGAAACGCACGGGTGGGAGCAGATGGGGAACCGTGTTTTTCGTCTGCTCCTGCTCCATAGTCTCCCCCTCTTCGCTTGCGAATTCGGAAAGATTCAGTGGGGCAATGTCTTGCATGTTCTTGATGTAGGGGCGGTTCGTCAACGCAATCCCGCGCAACACATTCATTCGCTTTTGGTGTTCCGGATGCAGATAGTTCAGCGCGAGTTCTGCGCTGGCAAATCGCAACCGCTTCGAGTCCACCAACTCCTTGACACGCGGGTCAACGATTTCTACCGTCGCAAATAGCGAATCGCCACGCTGCTCCAAGTCGACAACCCAACCAGCGGCGTCTATGGAATCGTCGGCATGGTTCAGATTGACGGGGAGTTCACGCCCCATCACGCCGCTTTTGTAGTTGTCGACTATCTCGCGCAGCATGCGGTCGTCGACAACCAGTTTCCCGCCGGGTGCGCGCGGGTGCAACCATTCGCCCCGACGCAACACCTCCACGCGATAGCGGTTGGACGATTTGCCTTGACAACCGCACCCCCCACGATGGATCTCGGACAGAAAGTACGAGACCATGCGTCGCGTTGCCCCCTCCGAACCGAAAAGAAAAGCGTTCACGGCGCGCCGTTCGCCCCGTGAACGCCACATTAATATACGACGGAAGCGAAAATTGTGTACGAGCCGTTCAGTCGGTCTTGAACGGCTCCCCGAAAGCGTTCAGTTGCTGAGTGCCCCGTTCGAGTTCGAGTTGTTCTTCGGCGTCTAAGAGAAGCGGATAGAGTTCGGGGTTCCGTTTGACCTTCGCGCGGAGCCGCTCAACGCTTTCTTCAAGCGTTTCGACTGTCTTATCCAGCAGACGCTGGAGAGCCGCCGCGTTCGCTTCGTTCAGCGCGTTTGCGTGTTCCAGCAGTTCGATGGCGTCGGGTTTCTCGTTGCGCGTTGTGTACGCGCCCGCACTCTTCGGCGTGATATGCCCACACTTCGTGCAATAGACGGCAGGGCGATGATGACCCCCAACGGTCTGCAAATGGATGTCCCGCTTATGCTCGTCGGGACACTTGCACGGCTCGTTCGCACTCACACGCGCCATGAGTGCCTCCCTCGCAACTCGCGCAGTATCATCCACCAAAGTAGGGGCATACGCAAACCCCAATCGACAAGCGTGTATGCCAGTAGACTCTTATCGCCGTTGCCCCATCTGCTTCCGCCCGAATAACTCCCACCGCCCCCGTTACGCCCGTTGGCGTCTCCACCACGGTCTATCGCCTCGAGTTCGGATTGCACCTCTTCCAGACGCTCGCGAAGCGAGCGAGGGATAGGTACACCAAGAAGCGCGGCGTATCGGAAGATACTAATGCTCTCCGCAATGATGAAATAACTCAGGCACAACGCTGAGACATCAATTCCGACGATAGATTTCAGATACTTGCTTTGAATCACCACGAAACCTGCGATAACAAGCACAGCGGCTTTACGGGTCATTCCGCGCCGCGCGATGCCGCTGTGGATACGCTTCCGTTGCCATGCCCAGAGCGTGCCCAACAGGATATCGAACGCTTGCGCCACCAAAAGCGCGTAAAACAGTTCGGGTAGTTGCATACCAAAGATAGTTACGACGCTTGGGGCAAGTTAGTACGGTTCGTGGCGCACGATGGGCTGTTCGTTAATTGCCAGCGGTGTGTATTGCACAATCTTCTGGAGTACCAGCGGGGCGACCCACGCATCGACGGGCGAGTTGCCAATCATCGTCTGCGTGAATTCGACGCTGGGCATCCAGTGTTCTTGCGTGAAGAAGGTGTGCCCTTCGGCGTTCAGATAGTGGGGGAGTTCGGCAAGTAGTCGGAGCGTTGTCGCGCCGAATATCCAACGGAGTTCGTTCGCGCGTTCGGGGTCTGGGTCAATCACGAACCCGTAGAGTTCGAAACGGTAAGTCTCTACGAAGATGTCGGGCATCCCGAACGGTTGCGTGGCGAGATTGATAGGCGAAGCCATCAGCACGGGCATCCGTTCCGACGGGATGTTGCCGACCGGGTGGGGATAGAATCGCACCTCCCCGCACCCCTGCGCGGCGTACACTGACCGCCGAAGCGCAAGATAGTCCAGAACGACCCGTATGGGATTAACTATCTTTTCCACGCTCTAAGGTCTCTCCATCGACTTGCGGCACGAGCCAATCGGGGGGTTCCGCTTTGACGCGATACATCACGCCTTGTATCAGGGGGCTAAGCGACGGGCGGAACTCGAAGTAGTGCGGTTCTCCGTTGCGCACGACGATATTCGTGACAAACGCTTGTCCCCAGCGCGATGTGATGTCGCGTAGAACGGCGATGAACGCGCATGAGCGCACGCCCGCGCCCGCCGCACGCGCATCGTGCAACGCTTGTCCCCGTGGCGGGCTCCACGACGCTAAGCGCGCACTCGCCGCAAGCCACACACGCGCCGCGTGCCGCTCATCCGACAAGTCGAACTTCTGCACGACTGGCGCATGGTCTTGCGGGACATAACGCGCATCGATAGAGATGTCGCCCGTCTCACGGTCAACCACTAACCGTCCGATGTTGCCGTGATACAATCGCTGAATGAAACGCAAGAACGCGAGCTCGGTGTCCGTCACCTGCAACGCTCGCTCGGCAACACTTGCGCTCTCCCCAAGTTCTGCCTCTACTCGTTTCGCCATCTTCTCATTCCCCCAGTTCTAAGCGTACACGGAGCAGTGCCTCCGCCAACGACACGGGCAACTGCCCCAAATCGAGTTGTAGATACCCCATCCGCCACAACAGCACCATCGTCAAGAGCGGGTTGGGGTTGCTCGTCTCGGCTTCGAGACTGTAGACGGACTGCGATTCGGCGTTTCGTCGGGCTTCGCGGATACGGGCGGCGCGGAGGAGGGCGTCCTCGACCACGGAAAATTTACGACACGCGACCGCTCTTGGATTAAGTCCCAGATGGCGCGTCCTATCGCGTCGGGCAACGCTTGCAACACCGATTCGGGCAACCCCGTCACCTGTTGCATAACCCACAGCACATACCGCGCTTGATCGATAATCAGCGTCCCGTCGGCTTGGATGACCGTCGCGTTTGTTTCCGCTGTCAGCCGTTCCACCAGCCGCATCGGGCGCACGGTGAACTCCACCCGCGTCATCTCAACATACGGCTCCAACGCCTGCGCAAGTTCGGGTTGATTCTGCTGGAGCCACTCCCAGTCCGTGTCCCAGACCACGCACGGCGGACTCGTCTCGTCCGACGGGTCCGACGGAACCATCGCAATCCATCGATGCTCTACGCGCTCGTCAAACTGTGGCATTCTCATTGTTCTGCCTCCGTTCTGTTGGCGAGTATACCCAAGCGCGACGCACGGGGTCGCCACCGATACTCTTCAGGGATTGTGCCCAACGCCACACGCTTGCGAATCAAATCCGCATACACTGGGTCAATCTCCGCCGTCAGCCAGCGTCGCCCCATCTCTTGACAGACCGCCACCTCGGAACCCGCACCCCCAAACAATATCAGCACCAAATCGCCCTCCCGTGTCGATGCGCGAAGCAGAAACTCAAAGAGACGACGCGGTACTTGACACGGGTGTATCGTCTTCTCGCGTGAACCCGCTTTGACAATATCGAAGTAGAACCAGTCGTAAGGCATACATCCCTTCTGCCCTTGCTCGATTCGCTGACGCACGCGCTTGTCGTGGACATTCTTGAACGGTTGCGCAATCGCGTCTTTGTACCAGCGCACGCGCGCCTGCTTCCGCGCATGCAAAATCGTGCGATGGGCTGTGGTCAACCGATAGGGGGTGTAGCCCACATTCGGCGAATAACACCAAACATACTCATGCACATCGTAGCAAGCGTCGTCGAGGTAGCGCACACGCAGATAAGCGTTCTGCTTCGGCATGTTCAGAAAGAAAGCGTTCCCGTCGTTTTTTAGCACACGCAGACTCTCACGCGCGAGCCGAATGTACCAGTCGATGTAGTCATCCCATCGTCGTTTGTACGACTTGCCGTTGTACCGAACGCCGATGTTGTAATCGGGATCGCTGAAGACCATATCCACGGACTGGTCTTCCAACTGGCTCAACAGTTCGAACACATCGCCCTCGTAGACGGTGTTCACGGGAACACTCATTGTGAGTTCTTCCTCTTGATTCGCACGCGCGGGAGCAGTAGTCTCGGTGCGTCTTGTTCGGGTTCTGGTTCGGGTTCAGATTCGGGTTCGGATTCTGCTTGTTCGGCTGGCGCGGTCGCTTGTTCGGGCTGTGTAGGTTCAGGTTCCAGTGGTGGAGTGGACTGCCCCTCGCTTGGTTCTCGAACGGGAAGCGGGGTTGCGATATCGCCGGCCTCATCGGGGCTACTTGCTGAACCTCCACTCTCATCGGGGCTACTCGCCATCCCAGCGGGAGTGTTCCCGCCCGTTGCTGCGCCACCTGCGGCGTTCCCGCCCATCGCCATTTTGGGCATCATCTGCGCCTGCATCTGTTGCGTCTCCATCTGCTGTCGCATCATCTCTTCGCGTGTGAGCGTCAACACGGGGAGATTGAATTCTTGCGCGAGTTGTTGCCAGTCGGCGTACAGCGTGTCGCCTGTCGCCGTCTGCAACGGCTGCCCGCGCGCCAACAGACTAACCATCGCGTCGACCAACGCCTCCGTATAGTCGCGCGAGATGGACATCTCGATTCGTGTCGGTCGCGCGCGGGAACCGAAGTTGAACCGCACAATGTCGGGGATTAACTGTCGGTTCAGCACCTCTTGGATTTGTTGGAGCCACGCCTCTTCGTTCTGAATAAAGAGGTCGATTTGCGACCGTCCGAGCGCATACGACCCCGCTTGGGGATGGATGGACGCTAGCGCGGGCACACCCATCGCTTGGCGCATCTGCTCATCCAAAAAGTTCAGAAACGCTTCATACGGCGCAGCCCCCGGCGGAGGCGCGAGTTCCACCTCCCACATACGCTGACCCGACGAATCCACCATGTTCGGCAAAACGATAGTGTGCGCATTGGTCAAGTTGTCTAACTGCTCCGCAAGATACTCCAAATTGTCCACCAACACGGGTTGTCCGTCATCCGTCGTGCCCACACTCGTCTGCCCCGGCGGTGCGTACCCCTTCTTAATCGGCACACCGTAAGTCGCGAAGTAGCGCGACAAGTCTTCCAAGAGTCGAACTTTGACCTCAAAGTATGGGATACACGGCTTCGTGACGGGGTTGCCGTACACCTCGTTGAACTCGGCGTCGATGGCGAAGTGTATCAGTTTCCCTTCGGGGATGATGTCGCCCGCTTGGAGTTGCCGCACGCCCGCAAACTCGCCCGTCGGGTACACCAACGCCCAACACAACGACGGGTCAAGATGCACCACGCGGTCAAGCACCCACACATCACGAAAAGTGTAAACATCGGACGCACTTTGGGTAGACCGTGTGTGCGATACGCGCAACACACGCTCGCGACGCCACACCTTCTCAACGAAAGCGACCCCGTAATCGAACGCGGTACATAACGCCCATAACAGTTGGCGCATGTGCGGACGAAGAACTTCTTGAACCAACGCTTCAATCTTGGGGTCTTCCGAGTAGACTTGCCATTTCGCGCGGAGTATCGGGAGTTTGAGCAACCGCAGCGACGAACGCACCACAGGGTCTTGACGCACACGGTCAAGGTCTTCTATCCGTATCTCATCCAGACGGAACGCCAACATCCGTCCGTCCGATGAGAACTGCGCCGACATCGGGGCATATCGGTTCTGACCCGTGACCCCGATTTGCCCCTCAACAGGCTCGGTCATCGGCTTAGCCATC